ATAAGGTTGGCGAGGAGGAGGAGGAGGAGGAACAGGAAAAACAGGAGGAGGTGGAGGAGCAGTAGTTAAAGGAATAGGAACATTTGGAGTAGGTGTAGATAGAGGAGGAGGAACAATATCCGATGATGGTTCTTCTTCTTCTTCTATGACTTCGTCGTCATCATTAATAACTGGTTTTGTATATGTAGCACCTTGAGTTTTTCTCGTATTATCAATTAAATCATCTACAATTTCAAAAAATCGTAATGCGGTTTTTTTTAATATTCTAATAGAATTAACAAAACCAATAAATATTTTTAAATCAGTATATATCATATTAGGGCGTAATTTATCATAAGCACTAGTAATTTTGCGTAAAGCATTATTGACTACCGCAATTTGCGAAGCACCTTTTTTTAATTCGCTTCGTAAATCTTTTAAATCAACACCACTACTTTCGCTAATATAACTATCCAAAATTTCAATATCTTTAATAGCACTATAAACCTCTTCTGTTAATTGTTCTACAAAAGTAGTTTGCTTACCATTTGTAGGGTCTGTTTCTGGTCTTTCGGTAAGTTGTTCTTGGGACATATCCATAAGACCTATAACACGGCGTTTAGCAGTATTTAACATACTAGGTTCTAACTCGTCAAACCCATAGACAGGAATAGATGGCATTATTATATACTATAAATATAAAATAATAATAATTTTTTTCTAATACTATCTATTCTGCTATTGAAGCATCGTTTATACTTGTATTCCAAAATGTTCCGTTATTCTGAGGAGTAAGCACTTCTATTTCGTCTTCGCAAGTTGGTAATTCTATTGGTATTAGTTGGTCGCCACGAACCTTTGCTAATGTAGCAGAACTTTCAATTAATTTTGTATAAGTATTATATGACTTTTCAAGGAAATCTTTACTGGGTATGGGGCGATGTTCTGGACTTAACGATAGTGTTTTAAAAATATCAATTGATAATAAGTAGTAATCACGCTGACTTATCATATCATTTTCAAGACGCTTCTGAATACCAAAGTATAACTCAATAGACCCAATTATACCGCAAGTTAAAGCAATTAACGAATTGGTTAAACTAATAGTCCCTTGTGGTATATATGGTTGAAGACCAACCGCAAAAATACTATTTATACCATTTAGTATAATTACAGGCAATCTATAATATTTAAGACTACTAGTTAATTCAAAATAGCGTTGCTTATGTAATTTATTTAGTAATATACAATTAACTCGTATGTTATTTAATACATTTTCGGTCTTTGCGTTCCAATCGTTTTGTATTAATACAGACATTTATACTATATTGGAATATTTTAATTAATTAATATATTTAATTAATATATAAACTATGGCAAGCAGAAGTTATAATCCCACTCCGTTCCCAATTAGCAACTCTATTGAAGATACATTAGAATATTACAATATGCGAAAAAACCCTAATTCCCAACCGATGATTTTTAAACGCCCTCCAATTGTAGTAATTCGCGACACACCAGTCCAAAATGTAGAACGCCTTTATGGGGGCAATATGAAAAAGATATTAGAAATGGACGCAACAGAACCTATGCGTCGCCCTTCTGGTTTCGTAGAACCACATTCGAGCGGTGCTAAAAAATATATTTCTAATGGTAATTCGGCATCGTATCCAGTATTTAATGCTGTAGAACAAAAAGCAATTGACGAAAAGAAAGGAGGATTAATGCGATTAGAAACTAAACCACGACCTATGCCTAATCCAATAGCATTAGCAACACCAGATAAAGCAATTTATCACCCAAACGACCCCAATTTAAAATTGGTTGGTAATGGACTTTGGCAAGATATGAATAAATGGGGCAAACAAAACGAAATTAAAGCAAAAAAATTACTTGCTGACCCAACCATTAACGCAATCATTAATAACCCACAAGTCCAGCAACTCGCCAATAAAGGTAAAGACCTCGCCCTTGCCGAATTAAAGAAAAAAGTAGGAGGAGGACGAGGACGAGGACGACCACGCAAAGTAGTTATGGAAGGCGACGGCATTTGGGAGGATATGAATGCTTGGGGCAAACGAAACGAAGAAGGATTTAAAAAAGTAGTTAATAATCCAGCAGTTCAAGCAGTTATTAACAACCCAGTAGTTCAGAAGTTAGGTAAAAGAGCGTTAAAAACCGCTGTTGGAATGATACCTGTAGTCGGTTCAACTGCCGTCCAAGCGATGGATATGGCAGGGTTCGGTGGTGTCCCAAGAAAAGAAATCGTTAAAAAGATTATGGCAGAAAAAGGTTTAAGTTTAATCGAAGCATCTAAATATGTCAAGGCGAATGGTCTATATGTAGCAAAACCAAAAACACCAAGAGCAAAAAAATAGATTAGATTTCTTGGAAAATCTTAATTTATTTTATATAAATCTAATATATAAAATAAATGGTAAAGATTGTTGAAGACACTTTAGAAGATATTTTAAATAAAAAAAAGATTACTGATAGTTCAAGGAAGTTATACAATTCTAATTTTGTTAGATTAAATGACGGACAACCAGTTTTAAAATTTGATTTCTTAAAAGATGTTCCAACTATTTTAGAAAAGTTAAGTAAATATAAACCAAACACACGACGAGGATATATTATTAGCATTACTTCCTTAATGGGAGATTTAAAAGATACTAATCCCAAAAAGTATAAAAAAACATACGAAGAATACTATAAACTATTGACTGAATATAATTCAACATTAAAAGACCAAACTTCTCAATCAACAAACGAAAAAGAAAATTGGATTACACCAGAGCGAAAACAAGAAGTAATTACTGAATGCGATAAAATTATAGACGAAATTGGAAACAAACGAAAAATCACAGAAGAGCAATATAATAAATTGTTTGAATGTTTAGTATTAGGATTATATACTAAAATTCCTCCAAGACGGAATGTTGATTATATAGATATGTTAATTGTCCGTAAGAACACACCTCAAGATGCTACAAATAACTTTTTAGATGTAGCAAGTAAAAGGTTTATATTTAATAAATATAAAACTGCTGGTTCTTATAAAACACAAGTAATAGACATTCCAGATGACCTTATGAAGATTATAACTTTATATTTAAAACATCGTCCCAAAGTGGGAACGCTCCCACACGGCGAAACAACAGAAGATACAAACCAATTATTAGTGTCCTTTAAAGGAGAACCATATACACAAAATAACTCTATGACACGAATACTAAATAAAATCTTTGACGCAAAGGTAGGTGCTTCTATGCTTCGTAAGTTATACTTAACTAATAAATATAGCGATACATTAGACGAACTAAAGTCTGATGTCGCCCAAATGGGAACAAGCGTAGATGTTGCTAAAAACAATTATATTAAAGATGTAGATTAAAAATATTAATAAATTAAAATATAATTACTATATATAATGATTGTTAATCCTAGTGGTGGTAGTGGGACTATTGCTGATGGTGCTATAACAGAAGCAAAATTAGACGCAAACTTAACAACAAAAGTAAATAATATTACTATTGCTGATGGTTCAGTCACAGAAGCAAAATTAGCAAATGGAGCGGTCACATACGATAAAATAGGTGTTAGTGCTGTCACTAATACTAGAATTGGTCCGCTGGCAGTTACACACGCTAAAATAGCGTCTAATGCTATAGAAGCACATAATATAAAGGACGGCGAAGTTATTAACTCTAAACTTGGAAGCGAATGTATAACTTATGATAAACTCGGCACTAATTCAGTCACAGAAATAAAAATAAATGCTGGTGTTGTCACTAATACAAAAATAGGAAATAATGCTATTACACACGATAAAATAGATGCCCTCGCAGTCACAGAAGCAAAAATAAATACTGGTGCTGTCACTAATACAAAATTAGGAGCATTAGCAATATCAGAAGATAAAATAAACAATAATGCTGTTATAGAACGCACGATAAATAGTCTAGCGGTCACTAATACAAAAATAGGAGAATTAGCAGTTACACAAAATAAAATAGATACTGGTGCTGTTATTAATGCTAAATTAGGAGCATTAGCAGTCACACACGATAAAATATATCCTCTTGCTGTCACGACAGATAAAATAAATGATTTAGCAGTCACAGAAGGAAAAATAGGTGCTGGTGCGGTCACAGAAGGTAAAATAGGGTCATTAGCAGTCACGGCAGATAAAATAGGTGGTCTAGCAGTCACAGAAGGTAAAATAAATACTGGTGCGGTTACTAATGCTAAATTAGGTGCTTTATCTATATCAGATGATAAAATACAAGTTGGGACTATTACAGAAGCAAAATTATCAAACGCAGTCCAAACTAAATTAAATGCTGGTGGAGGAGGAGCAACAGACGAACGAGGTATTATAACTATATTTAGTTCGTTATTTAGCACTAAACCATTCTTATTTTCGCTGTATAGATATAATGCTTCGACAGATACTTTTACAACAATTAGTTCTAATAATTCTGTTGTTGCTGGTGGTTCTGTTTCAAAATATTATATATTAGCAACCTCAACATCAGTTATGAAAGTAGTAGTAGAAACTAACGACGAAACACTAAACGGAAGCAATATAACAGAAGGAGCAACACTATTACACACAGAAGACGAAGGACGAACAAAAATAATACAATTAAATACTGGTAATAGTTTTAATAATATAAGTATGGGTTATGAAGTAGTTTTAAATACTCATACTGGTTATTATGGAGATATTAATATTATTAATCGTTGCCCTCAAGGAGAAAATCCAACACAATTTACATTTTCGCTATATAGAGGAGCAACTCTATTAACACAACACACATTAGGCGGAGTAAGTAGTGGCGATTTAAGTTATCATTATACTTTACCTAAATGGAATAGACTTGCGACAAACACATCTACTTTTAGATGGCATTTAGAAAGTTGGTCTGACCCAGATAGCACATTAGTTTCTAATGTTTCTATTACAAGCGGAGTTGTAGCATCTGGAAACGCTGGAACTGCTGGTCTTGCTCCAACTGGCGACGCACAAATACGCCCTAATATTGCGACATATCCTTTTCAAGTTATAATTATAGTTGAATGTCATCAATAATTAATCATTATAATCTCTCGGAATAGAATATTTAAACTACATTTTTTTTATAATATTTAATTTTCAATAAATATTATAAACAATTTTGAGTTCTAATGCGAAATCTAATGCTTCAGATTTCTTTTAGATTTCTTTATAACACAAATCTAACTAAAATACATTATAAATACATTATTTAGAGTATAAATTTATAAATTTCTCATCTAAATAGTCTAATTATATTAGATTTCAATTAGATTTCTTATTGTAAATAATCTATTTAGATTATTTCGCATAGGAGCAACCTATTTTTATATATATTTTTATTAAATCTCTCAAAAATATAAAAAAAAAGTATTTTATTTTTTTGTTTTGAGAGATTTGTTATATATTTAATTAATTAATTACAGACTACGGCGATGAGGGTTGCGAATATATGTCTTCTGTGTCTTCTGTAGTATATGCTTCTTCTGTTTCGTCATCACTATCATCACATAGTATTTTATTTAACTTATTACCAAAAGGCGAAGTCCAAGTAAAATTAAATCCTATGTCCCATTCTTTATTTGAATTTAAGTCAAATGTAAAAGTTGCCCTCATAACATCAATTCCTTCTTCGTTTTGGGTCTCGGTGTGTTCTACATTTACTCCAACATTAATAAGTATATTATCCTTAATAATATGTCTTAAATACTTATATTCAATATTGTCAAGCAACTCAAAATACTCAGCATCTTCAACACTCATTAAGACATAACGATTAATATATTCAGCATCTTCAACACTCCTTAAGACATAACGAGTAGGCATAATTACTTGTATAATACATATAAAAGATTTATAAAAAAAGCATTCAGTTTTTATTTTAATTATTTTATTAAATCTCTCAAAAATTATAAAAAAAAAGTATTTTATTTTTTAATTTTGAGAGTCTTGTTATATAATTAATTATCTTTTTTTAGTCATATTAATTACCATAGTCCCATTCATATTATCGTTCTTAAGTTTCTTCATAATCAACAAACTACAAATATTAATACACCACAAACCATATAATTTATCAACACTCATATCCAATTCCTTTGCTACTTTGACAAGCACCTTTTTAGTTATGTTTCCGCCATTAGGAAGCGAATGCTTAACAATACTATCCTCAATCATATTTAATTGTTCCAAATAAATCTTTGCTTGTTCTTCCAATGATAGTTTTGAAAGACGCAACCCAAGAGCAATTTGCTCTTTGCCTAGTTTCATACCTTCCTCGTAAGGAAGGAAACTTTCCTCATAATCAAAAGGAGTTCCCTTATAATAGTAAAGAGTAGTCATATTTAATTGCTTAATGATGATATAAAAATAAAATAAAAAAGCATTCAGTTTTAATTTAAATTATTTACATTTTGGTATAAATGTTTTAAAACGCTTATATTATGTTTTAAAACGCTTATATTATGTTTTAAAACATTTATACTAAAAGGTAAAAATAATTAAAATTAAAATTGAATGCTTTTTTTATAAATCTTTTATATGTATTATACTAATAAGCACTCTGCGATAATATATATGATGACTACTATTATTGTGCCTATTGATGATAATATGAGGGTTTGTATTAATGTTGATATTGAAGCAATTGATAATCTTATTCAATGTCATAGAGAAGGTATGGAAGAACACGGCGACGCAATTAGAAGACTTCGTGCTTCCTTTGATTATTATATACAAGAACACCCTAATTTATCTATGATAATAGACAAAAAGGTAAATTTGGTAAAATTAGCAAAAACTAATACCGAACATTACAAATTAGTAAAGATGCTCTATAAGGCAGTCATTAAAAATAAAGATTTAGCAACCATTTTACCACATTTTAGAACCAAACATAAACAACTACTTAATTATAAATTAGAACTTTTAGAAGAAGCATCAAATAAAGGTTGGATTGATGATGGTATATATTTAGGAATGGTTAATAATGTAAAAGAAACTTATGATAAATGTATGAGCGAATATGATATGTTTGATAAACTAATTACAAATACAAGTGCTTTATGCGTTGGGTAGTTTTGTGGGTGTGTGGGTTTATCCTTATTTATGGTGTCATTGATATTTACCTCTCAAAAACTTTTAATTTAAAAAATCTATTTTTTTTTTACAAAAAAAGTTCCAATTTTATAAATTTTTGACTAAAATCTTGTTTTAAACTTCAATATCAATTCTAACTTTCAATATATACATAATAGATAAGGATTATTTTATAAAAAAAAGGGTTTTAGAGCATAATGGTCTTATTGAAGTTTGTTTTTTAGATTTTTGAAGGTTTCAATGTTTCAATTCTATAGCACAAAATAAACCCACCCACCAAAACTACCCAACAATAGACATATAGACTTCCTTGCCAAAATAACCAATCCAACACTTATCAGCAAACTTCTCGTTCTTATAGTATTTTGCTTTGCGATTGCTACGCCATCTCCAATATAGCGTAAAAACCTTATTTGTAAGCATAATTAACTCTGAAATTTCTACATCTTGCCTAATTACTACTATTTCTTTGACCTTCTCAATACGAGAACAAATATCGGTTTCGTTTTGATGCCTCCAAAGGTTCATAACAAGACGATTACAATGACTACACATCTTCCAACCATTAGCAAGTTTTTGCTCGTCAGTCCTCTTTTGTAGTTTTTTGCGGTCTGGTCTTGACATCTTAATATGATGGACTACAATAGGATTGTTATTAATCCGTTCTCGTTCTCTATGAATATATTGAACGACAACTTGTCTTTGATTAGCATTAGCATTTGCTAATTTTAACTCATTACAAATTTCAAGATAAATCCCTTCTGGTAATAGGTCTGTAATAGTATCAAGAAGGTTTAAGATGTTATGAAGCGACTTGGTAAATTCAATTGAATTAGCAATAGGGTCATTAGTAGATTGGGTCGCCATAGTTAAAATACAAATAAGTATTTATAAAAAAAAGTCATCAATTTAAATTTTTATTATTTTTTATTTTTAATTTATTTAATTTACTTTAAGGTATATATGTTTTAAAACACTTATATTATGTTTTAAAACACTTATACTAAAAGGTAAATAATAAAAACTAAAATTGTTTGCTTTTTTTATAAATCTTTTATATGGTATAAACAAACAAACAAATATGACTACTATTGAGGCATCTATTATTGCTAATCGTAATCCTCTTATGCGTTCTTGGTTTGCTTATTATCCAGAAGTTCTTGGTAAGCAAAAGCAATTGCGTCAAGAAGCAGATGCTTTATATAATATAAAAGGTATTGTGTTTAATTCTACTAAAAGTGTTAATATTAAGAAGTTGAAGCGATGCCTTAAAAAGTTTGACGCTATTAGCGAAGAAGCAATTAAACTTACTATTATTCCTATTGGTTTCCAACAGCGTTGTCATCAAAATTGCGATTTGTATTGTGCTATTGATAAGGATTTTGAACCCAGACTTGGATATAACATAACAGCGTGTCCTTGTGGTAATTGTATGACTATGGAACTACACAGCGTCTTATATCATAAACCTACTAATAAGTTTTATGATATAACAGAAGATTACGAATACGAAACCGAGAAGTGGTTTATGCCGTTTAAGACTAAAAAAACTCAACTTGAGTTTAGGCAACTCGCAGGAAGGGATTTTGATTTTGGTTCTTTGCGTTATGCTAAATGCGGTTGCCCTAATAATAATTGTAAAAAAATCTTTGACCCACCAGATTTAATAGAGTATTTAGAATATATTGATAAACTTGTATTTATTGATAAAGACAAGGTCAAGGAAGAAGACAAGGAAGAGTAAATACAAGAACATATAAAGGATTTATAAAAAAAAATATTTTTTTTTGTAATTTATTTTTATAGTTTTGAGAGATTACTACTTCTGTTAAATTTATTTATCTAATAAATTTAATAGGGTTATTGGTAATCATAACAAAAGTAGCAGAAGTATAGAAGTCTATATGCCGTATGCTTTTCTCAAAATTGTTTTTAGTAATTTTAGCATTGTCTAAATGGTCGCCTTCGGAAATTTGCTCCAATTCTACTAATTCGTCTGAAAGTTCTAAAATCTCGCTGTAAAGTTGTGTGTATTTAGATTTAAACAATTCTGCCATATTAGATATGTCTTTTTTTTCAATATAATATGTATATATCATCTTGTCTAATTTGAATAGGTTTATATATGCTTTACTGACTTTTACAAGCGTTTCAAGCATTTTTACTTTTTTTGCTTTTTTTGCTTTTTTTGCTTTTTTTGCGTCCTTAATGTATCCAATAATATTTCTTTCTTCTGTTTCAATTGCGTCATTAAACTCTTGAAAATCCTTCTCCATATCAAGAATTCCTTTATTAGATACAAATAAGAAGTATATTCTTTCTTCCTTATTAACTGGTTCGTTATATTCTTTCGTCATATCAATCCTATCCATAGTAGAAGTATCAACCTTTTCGGTCATATCAATCCTATCCATAGCGTCAATAAAAATCTCCATAGTATATTTTGTTTAGACCATATAAAAGATTTATAAAAAAAGCAAACAATTTTAATTTAAATTATTTACCTTTTAGTATATATGTTTTAAAACGCCTATATTATGTTTTAAAACACTTATACTAAAAGGTAAATAATTTAAACTAAAATTGAGGAACTTTTTTTTAAATCTTTTATATGTATTATACTATAACAAAATAATGCCTGCTTTTACTGCTTATGGTTGTGATTTTGTTAAGGTCATCAATGTTGCCGGTGGTGGTCTAATGAATGGCAATGCTTATGCTACTATTGAGATTAAATATAAAGACGCTGATTTTGACGAGGTCAAAGCAGTTTATTATTGCGAATATGGTAGAAACCCTTGTCGTAATAAAATTGGTGATGATATAGAATGGGGCGAAGATGACGAATTTGATGTGTTTGATGTGTTATGTGATGGGGAACGAGTAGATTGTAATGGCGACAAAATAGAAGACGAAGAAGAAGAGGAAGAAGAGGAAGAAGAGGAAGAAGAAGAGGAAGAAGAAGACGAAGAAGCAATTAATTAATTATATAGCAATCTCTCAAGACTATAAAAATAAATTACAAAAAAAAATATTTTTTTATTAAACTTTATAAATATTACTTATTATTAAGCAAAGTCTTTTATATATTGCTTCTTTGCTATTTTTAATCCTAAACCTAAATTATAGATGCTATTGCGTTTAATTTTGCTAATAGCAATCGCTCTTGTTTTGGGAAAGATACGCTTATGATAATCTATTAGTTTAAGCATCATAAATACTTTGGTTTTTATATAATTGTCTTCGTCAATTAAATTATATGCTCTAAAATACATATAATACTTAATTAACGCTTTCCAATTATCCTCACAAAATAATTGGGATATATCTGTATAACTAACCTCTTCCGTAGTTGTGTCGTAGTCTGTTATAGGAAATAATGTTTTTAATAGTGCTAATTTATCGCTAGGGAGTGGGTTTTTATAGTTTTTAACTAAACGATGATTATGTAATTCGTCCTTTAACACTTTTAAATCCAAAGGATAATATCTAAAATCTCTAAAATCGTCATCATCATAATTAATCACTTGTAGAGTATTTCTTACATCATCATCATAAACCTTCTCTAAATTCTCTGGATTAAGAATAATGCTTTTAATAATAGTGTCTAAATAATCAACCATATTATAGTATAATACATATAAAAGATTTATAAAAAAAGTCATCAATTTAAATTTTAATTATTTTACTATTAAGTATTTATCTTTTAGACTATATGTTTTAAAACGCTTATATTATGTTTTAAAACGCTTATATTATGTTTTAAAATACTTTTTACCAAAAGGTAAATAATTAAAATAAAAATTGAAAAACTTTTTATTTTTACTTTTTAGGAAGTATAAACTATAAAAGTAATATGCCTCGTAAATCTATGAACGAACAATGGCGTGAGGCAATCTATAACGACGCAAAACAAGATGCTGGGTTTGGTTTTAAGGATAAAACTAAAAACGAGTTAGTATGGTTTGTTCTTGACCCTAAAAAGATTAATGATTATATCAATAAATTTTATGACAGAAACGAAACACGCATTTATTATTCTGCTAATCCAAATAAAGGAATGCTTATAGAAAGAAGGAATTTTAATAACTTATGGTTTTATACTGATTACCTTTATTACAAATATGGTATTGATAGACCAACACTAACCAAAATATTAAAGAACAACACTTATAAAGTTCAAGACAAATTAATTAAAATGTTTAAAGAAATCATAGATGCTCCGTTTAAACATTTAGCAATTCAAAAAATAAAGCGTAATGCTATTTACAATAATGGTTTAGGGTTGAAGTTGGCAATTAAGGCATATAGCAAGGACTTCGTTTAAAGGAGGGAGTTCCCTCAATCAATCCACATAGATACTAATTGGTCTGGGGTCAATCCAGTTTCTTTGGTTGCTTTAATAATCATTCGTGTAAAATCGTCTAATGACATAAACATATCTTTTGCTGTTATGATGCGTAGAGCAACCCATCTTCCGCAAGTGTTAGTATCTCTTCCGTCATCTTGGAAGGGTATTTTATTGATTATATATTTGTATTCTGATAAACCAACTAATTTAGTTAATAAATTTTTTGTTTGTCCCATATTAAAATTTATCATACGACATAACATATTTTTTTGTCTATCAATATCTATGCCGTAAGAGTTAAAGTTTTCAATAGTATTTCCGTATTTTAGTATTAAAACCCAATGTCCTATATTATGGGCGGTTTCTACTAATATAATTCTAAAATCAAAAGGTTTTGGTAATAACTCATCAATAGTTTTATAATTAGCAAGTTCGTTGTATTTAATGACTTCGCTTTCTTTTCCAGAACCAAAATAGCGTTCCAAGTCTGCGTCGCTTAAAGGTTGTTTAATTCTCTCGGCAATAACTCTTAAATCCAGATTTTTTGGAACTTTAAAATTCATAGTTATATATATTACAAAAGATTTTATATTTTAATTATTTTTAAAATATAAAATTGAATAGTCTATAATTAATTTTGAGAGATTGTAGCACTACCGAAAAGGTATAGATTATACTATAATATGATTACTAAAATAATCTACTAATTGGGGATTAACACCAGTATAAGTAATCATATTTTTTTTGTTTTGTTTTAATTGTCTAAATACTTTATTATAAATCTCTCGGTTTTCGTCATATAAAGCATATAATTCATCAGTAAGTTTAACACCATAAATAGTATTAATCCTATCAATAGTAATTCGCTTCCGCCTTGCCTCATTAATTTTATCTTTGTTTTTTTGGTAATAGTCTTTATAGTAGTTTTTAGCATATTCATCTCTGTCAAAACGAACTGAATTAGTCATATTACTATATTATAATATATAACCTTTATATTGTTTTGTTTATATTATAAGACACTTTTAAGAAAAGTGTCGCAAAAGGGTGTATGAGGGATTAATCCCTCATTAACGAGTTAGATGAGAAAATCTTGAACCACCAGAACTTACTCCGCTTCCCATAGAACCACGAGATTTTCCAACACTATGTTTAAACTCTTTAATTAAGGGCATTTCGCCAGACATAGCATTATTAGGCATCATAGCACCGCCGACCATACGCTCATATTGCGACGACATAATTGGACTTTCCGCTGCCTCCTTCTTCGCATCAAGAACCATCGATTTGGTTAAGATGCCTGTGTAGATGTTAGACGAACCGGCAATTGTCGAAAATACACCACTATTAGCACAAATTACAACGATTTCTGGAGTAATGCTAGATGATGTGACGTGGTAATTCTCGCAAGTTACTTGGAACTGGAAATTATATGCCCCAAGACTGCCACTGGAAAGGTAATCTGGAATGCTTAAATCGTATGCTGGGTTAAGCACTAAAACCGAACCGATAGTTGGAATATCGCGGAAACCCATCATACCAGTATTAGTAATCGCTGCCCCTAATGTCGCTGCCGTTCCTACAGAGGTAGTTGATTGATATACTCTTGCTCTGCCTCTGAAAGCGTCCCAAGTTTGTTTGGAATGATTAGCACAACTGATACGATAGAGGTCTGCTTGAGATGCTGACGATAAAAGACCACTTGTGTTATTTAAATTGACGCTAATACCTGTAATTGGTAAGAAATGGGGGGCGAACTCTTGAGGATGCCCAGACTTATTTTGGTATAAATTAGTGCCGACTTTAACACGAACAGCAATAATAAAATAGTCTGGAAGTTGATTGAGTTGAATACCCTGCGAAATAAAGGTTTGGTTTGTTGGTTGAATACCCCAAATTCCAGTTGTAGCAGATGTATCCTTATATACCGCAGTAGGAATGCTATTAGATGCTTGAGTGATAAATCTAGGTAAATCGACATACGGCACTACATTACGAGCAGGGATTAAATCGGTTGGTTGAGAGGATAAGAAATTAATTAATAGTTCGGCACGATTGAATAAGTCAGTTGTTCCGTTTGTAAGACCAGTAGAGGTAGAATGACCGCAAGTTAATAGTTTATAGAAAGTCTGAGTAGATGCTGTATCTTCTGTCACAGCATTACACATAAGGCGACTTAATGTGCTATCAACATTAAATACAAAGTTCATATTGTTAATTCCTACTAGACCTGCTTTGTTAAACTGGTTATTGCCGTATGTAAATGGACTTAAACCAATAATGGGTTCAACTACATCTACTTGTAGAGCGACATAGAACTCATCGCCGTCAGCAAGGGAGTAAGCAACATTAGTCGCTGCCGTTGCCGATGTCCGTCTGATTGAAACAACACGGAGGGGAAAAGCACCACGAGGACGATAAGCACCATCTAACGACTGCTGGTTATATCCAGCAAGGGGCGAATTATTTGCTGGTCTCTGATATATTGATGATGTAGCAGTTTGGGGATATACCGCCACAACACCAGTAGAAGTAGATGCTCCGTGTGTTCCAGCAGAACCAGCGTCCGAAATAAATGTATCAGCAAACTTCGCATAGAAAGTATCTAATAACGCTGGACACATATCATTATAAGTAGATAGTTCGCGTTGGTCGGCAAGTTGTAAAATAATAGGTAAAATATCGGCAGTATTACAAGAAACATTTGTATTGTTAATTTGTGCCGAAGCAGTAGTAAATAACTGATTGAGTGGGAAGGGACTTAAAGCATCTTCGCCACACAAGTTAAGTGCTTGTGTATCTTGTTTCTGAACTTTAATATACATAGTAAAGTCAAGAGTAGCACGGAGTAAGATTTCGCGATTTACAATAATATTTTCTGACGGCACTTGAATATTAAACGATAATTGAGAGTTGGTTTTGGATACTGCTGGGAACGACTGATAAGTATTCGATGAAGCACCACTCTGAACCGAATACGATAATTGGTCTGTAATTCCAGCAATACGACTATCTTTCACAAGCACATTTGTAAAGTCTGATAGAGCGGACATAGTTTATATATTAATATAATATAAAAATTATGTTATAATTCCAAGATTATAGGGGATTAATCCCTACGACCCCTTTAAACTTCGTTAAAAAGGAGGGGGTTTGGGGGAACTATTAGTTCCCCCTCTTTCTAGGCATTCTGCCTCCGTCCATATAAGTCTTACTATCTAAATAACTCGGCATTCTACCGCCTAAAATATCTACTACTTCTGCTTCTTTAACTCTGTCTTGGTTTCTATTTTTCTTTTCAAAAAGCAATTTAAGAGTAGCACTACCACCACTAGGTAATCGGAAAGGCAAAAGATTACCGCTTTTAGAACGCCAAAACACATTAATATCAATATTACGAATACCCATATTACCAGTTAAAGAAATACGCCTATATTCGGCAGTTGGGTTATAAATCACATTAGGTCTGTATCCTTGTTGGTTAGTCATCAAGTCAGTAATAACAAGAGCAAACCGATTTCCTATTTGTGCCGAATTGCGTGTATTACCAATAGAATTAGAAGACGAAAATTGACTTACTATAATAGGCAATTGATTAGAAGTAAATACAATACTACTAATAGGACACCACGCATCAATAGTAGAAATTTCTTGTTTAAGTTGGATAAAATAGTCTTGAAGAGGATATGATGCGGTGCTATTAGTAGGATAAGGAATAGTAAATACTCCAGTAGTAATATTATGATAGTCATATAAAAACGGATAGTCTGGAATTAGAGGCAACGCCCTTAAAGGTATAGTTGAATTGTCGCGAAGTAATGCTACTTGTTGGGGCATATTAATTTTATAGAACTTTTCGCCGTCTATTATTGTTTCTGTTGCTGGGAACCCACCAAATAAAGCATATAAACTTGCGTTAAATGCTAATTTTAAATTGAGAGGTTGAACTGCTCCATTTGTAGATACTTGAGTTGTTCCATTAACAGCAAAAGTTCTTGAAGGTATATAATAATTACCAATAGAAGAAAATAATGTATTTAAATATAAGGTTGCGTCTAATGTAGAGTTCCATTCCATATATGGAGGAGTAGAAAAGCACCTTGCTACTATATTAATATATTCTGCTTTAATTAACTCCGCATTAGCAGTCCCACCAGCAACCGATAAGGTAGAAACCCATTCAGTCCATATTTTATTAAAATTAGCAACAAACGCCTCTTTAATAGCAACATTAACTACATCTATAAAATTGCTATAACTATGACAATAATAAAAAGGAAAGATTGATGTATTTGTTCCGTTTAGTTCAGAAAAACTTGGAGGCGTTAATGTAGTATTATCTGGTATCCAACTAACATTTGCTATACTTGATGTGTTATTTAATGATGCTGGTAAAGTCTGACTTGTCGCAATATTAATTCTTCTAACATCTATATATCCTTGTGGTGTTCCAGCAGTAGTATCGCCCCTTGCTCCAATTATATACATTAAACCATCTTGAGAAGTTGCTAAAGAAAAACCATAATTTTGTGAAACAAGAGCAGTAGTATTTCCTAATGTTTGGGTTTTAAAAACGAATGTTGAACCACTTGCGAAAAATGTTTGGACTGCTCCTCTTGACGAATTATATTTATTTGCTCCAATATGGAGTGTATTACCATCATAACTTAATGCTACACTACCTCCAAACTCCATAGCACCTGTAAGTGTATCTGGAACAATATAATAAACATTAGACGAACCATCTACCCTTAAAGTAGCAGTATTAGTTGATTTAACAAAATCAACAAAATAAACTCGTCCAACATTAGTATTTTCGTATCTTGCTCCTACTGCTATTAATGTTCCAGCATTATTCATACTTAATGCTAATCCAAAACCATCTAAAGTAGTAGTAACTAATGTAGTAGTAACACTCGTCCAATTATTAGTTGTAGTTACTATTGCTATTTCCCCAGATGTAGCACTTTCGATTGATGTTATTGCTAAAATAGTTCCGTCTCCGTTTAAGCGAACACAAAAACCCAATCCACGAGTAGTTCCGCTTGTTGGCGAAGAAGAATATAATTGAGTAGTAGTATTAGTTGCTAAATTGTATTGTCTAATTTCATAAGCACCATAAGCAACACTGCTGGTTGAGGTTTCTGGATATCCTAATGCGATTAGTGTTCCGTTGTAATTTATTGATATATGAACTCGTGATTTTTTTGTAGGGTTTAATTTTGGTATAGAACGAAATAACCCAGTTATTCGATTATAAATATAAGAGTTTAATGCTTCCGCACCACCAGTAAAAACGATTATATTACCATCTCCGCTTACAGCAACATCTACACCTAATAACCAATCTGAAGTAATAGTTCCGTTGGTTATAGTATTGGAATTTCTATAAGTGCTATTATCAAAATCGGTTCTTTGGTTTCCACCACGAAAACTAACATCACCAGTAGGTAATATAATTTTAGATGTAGCATATGCTCCAACAGCATTTCTTATACCAATATATACATTACCTCTGTTAGTAGCAGTTAAAGTCCCACCAGCGTCGATTTGCGGACCATAACTCTCATAAGTCGGTGGGACTTCAACACTAAAATTGCTATATGGTTCGCCCCACACTATTACTTCGCCGTCGGCAGATGTAGCAACACTATTACCAAAAAGAGTTCGTGGAGTTGCTGCTACTTCTGTAAATCTTCTACTATTAGAAACCGCACCAGAAGCATTAATAGGCAAATTAACCGCTTCCGTAATTATTGCGACTTTATGAATTGTTCTATGGGGGTCAAAAGGGTCAGTTCCAGTAATATCTGGTTCTACTACTAAAACTGGAAGATTAGCAGTATCTACTGAAAAGCGTGTTACGCTCATAGTATATTCCCCAGCATTTTCAACAATAGGAGCATCACGACTTTCTAAAAATTGTAATTGTGGTGCTAGTCCTGTATCGTTATTATGTATGTTAGTGTTTTGTAAGTCAAAATAAACGAAGTCTGGACTTATTGCTTTTGCGAACTCGTTAGTTTGGGACATAGTTAATATAATATAGTAATATATTTTATATTAACAAAATATTCAAGTTTAGTTTGTAATACATTCTTTTTGTGCTGTATATTGCCCTTTTAGTAAGTAAGAGTAGCAAATCCGTAATAGCATATTATAGTATTCTTTATTGTCATTAATGTTCTCGTTGTTTAGTTTCTTTAAT